ACGCATCCAGTTCATCGTCCGTTAATTCCATCTCAACTTCGTCTTCTAATTCGTCTTCGACTTCGACTTCAGAAGTTTCGACTTCGGGTTCGTCATCCGACTCATCCGCGTCCATATACATGGACGATGCAATTTTTACTTTTGCTTGATCCATTGCGTTCTGCAATCGATCTCCGACCATGTTATTGAATTGTTTCTCTGCACTCACAAAGTCTTGTGACTCCACAGAGTTTAAAAAGTCTGCGATAGGGTTTGGTGCTTCAATAGGATCTGCTTCAACTTCGCCTACTACTACATCATCGTCTGGTAACATTATTTGTCTCCTTCATCGTCTGATTTATCGTCATCTTTCTTGGGTGGTTCTTCTTTCTGGGGCGGTTCTTCTTCTTTTGATTGAGGTGTCTTATCTTCAATCTCTCCACTAGAAACTTCACCAGAAATTTCTTTATCAATATCTTTAATGTCATCGTCACTGAATCGCATGATATTACGCATGGCCCATTCTTTCGATATGAACTCACCTACGAATCCTGACATCTCGTTCAGAAGACCTGCACGTTCTCTGTAGATCTCCATTTCTTTCAGTTCAGTAAAGTGGTTATCCTTAACGAAATCTACATATATATCATCTTTCCACGATTCCCAATCTTGTTCTGTAATGATACCTTTCAGAATCAATTGCTTGCGTAGGATACCCAAGAACACCTGAGAGAACCGACGACGTAGTTTGTCAATGAACTTTTGGAACTTAACTTCGTCACGGGAGATCTCAGTAGACCGACCCAAAGAGAACTGTGCCTCCTGTTCCAAACGGTTTACTGGGACATTGAGTGACCGATACAATCTCTTTTGAAAATAAATGATATCATCGATCTGTCCCAGATTGTCGCCGCCTGGCAGTGTTGAGATCTCAGTACCTCGACCACCTTCTTTACGAGGTAACCAGAAGTCTTCCAACATGGACATATGTTTACGGTCATCTTTGATCTGACCGGTAGATGCATCATAGACAAGTTTGTTGCGATACTTTGCCATGATGTCTTTCATATATTCGTTTGCCTTGCCGCGGGGCATATTACCTACATCGATATAAAAGATTCGACGTTCGGGAGCACGCGCAAGGCGGTATATAACAAGACTATCTTCCATCATACGCAACTGGTTGATGGGTTTGAGTGCCTTGTGTAGATGCGACAGAACTTTCTTTCTGCCTTCGTCTAGTACACCAGACGTTACATAACTGATCGCATCTGTTGAAATCTTGATTGCGGTATTCGCCTGTCCAGGCTTATCATCGAAAATGTAGAACTCATCTATCTTGTCAACAAGTTTAACATTTGTCTTAGGATCTTTCTTATACTTCACGTCCTTTACTTTTCGAATCTTTGCAGAATCGATGTGACGTATTTCTTGAATACCGGCTTTTAAATTAGACTCGTTTACGAGTAAGTGATGAATACACCGACCATCGATATACCACGACCGAAATATGTCGTGTCCTAGATCGTTGAAGTGTAACATAGAGATTATTCGATCAAATTCTTGACGAATAGTTTCTTTGATTTTATCGGGTGCTTCTATTTCTTCTACGGTAAGTTTAACAGATGATTCTAATTCCGCTGCAGTGATTGCCTCGTTGACAATTTCCTCAATCGCCATGTCGACTTCTGGATGTTGTGACACACCTCGATATCGCATGATCAACTGGTGATTGTCTTTTGCTTGGTCACCATCCATATTGATGTATTGACCATAGTAACCCGCAGCGCTGGTTACATAACCTGCACCGTCTGGATCTGTGGGAGCTACTGGGGATTGAAGTTTCTGTTGTCCAGTAGGGCTGTTAGTTACCTTACCTGCACGTTTGATCTCAAACCCAAATAACTTTAATACACTGTTGTTTTCTTCCGCCATACCTGTTCCTAAAATAAAATAAAAGGGAGACCGGAGTCTCCCCTGTATTTAGAGACTATTAAGTAGTCGTGTTTGACTCCCAGTATTGGTAAGCAAACGAGACTTCAAATGTCTCAATTTCACCTGTAGTATCATAACTCAGATCGATAGGACTAACTGTTTCGGGGAATGCTCCTCGAATGTCGACTCTCTTAATGATTGAACCATCACGATCCAACTGTTCCACAAAGAGATCAGTCTGATAGTCAACGGGGTTCACTAAACCGGTGTTGGTTGAGTGTCCATTGATACCATTTGACCAACGCTCCATTGGATCACGGATTGCGAAGTCTGTGTCATTGATGATAGTCACTGACCAGTTTTCGAAAGTTCTCTCTCCAGCGACTTTCAGTTCACGTCCACGGAATGGAACGGAAAACTGACTGACAGTTGATTGAGGTAACTGGGCCGCTTTACAAAGGAAAGAAGTCAGTTCCGCATCTCCACCAGCATAAGCAGGGAAGTTAATTGTGCAACGGAACAAGTTGGCCCGTGCACCACCTCCACGGAGTTTAGACTTGAAATCGTCTACGCCTAGAATTGCCATTTCTTATCTCCTTAAACTGTGCCCACGACTTCTTCAAAGTCCACACCAGTTCTAACACCTACGAAGTTTAGAGTTACGTAGTTGATTGAACGAGCAGGCTTAACGAAGACTGACGCGACAAATGAGTTTGTGTCAATGACATTAGCAGTATTGTTTGTGTCATCACAAACAACCTTAAAGTCTGTAATACCACGACGACCTTGTACTTCACGCAAGAATGGTTCAATGATGTTCACAAATTCAGCACGAGTAAATTCGTCGTTGAATTCGAACAACACATTCTGTGCAGCACCCTTAATCGCTCTCTCGATAACCAAGAACAATCGACGAACGTTGATTCGATCGAATGCAGATGGTCTGCGAATGAACGTCTTATCTCCGTACAAGACAATCCCTTGACCCGGCAAGTTAACAATTGGGTTAACGCCTGCTTTGTACAATGTGTCCCGTTGTGCCTTAGATGGGTTGTACGCAAGAGCAGTTACACCAAGATAGTTACCTCGACGTGTTCCCGCAGGCGAGAACCAAGGCGCTGAGACATCATCCGTGTTGGCCATAAGACCCGCAGTAGAAGATGCAGCAGGGATAAACGTGTACTTGTCGTTATACTTATCGTATACTTTCAAGTAGTTGTTGTCCACTGTGAGATAGGATGAAGACGTGAAGTTTTCAACCGTAGTTGTAATGTTACTGTTGACAGTTGTTGGGTTATTAACGTCCACGACCGCATCACGGTTTGGTGAAGCAACTACCATACAATCTTTTCGACCGACCGCTTTAGCAACCAAATCGTTAACCACTGTACGTTGGTTCGTTGCAGAGTTCATGCCAGGCGCGATTAAGAAATCTACCTGAATGGTATTCTCATCTTCGAACTGTGCAAATCCAGTAGCGTAATCACCTGCATCTAATCCACCAGAGTTTGCGCCATTGTCAAACGAATTACCAAGTGCAGTGTGTGCTGAAGATCGGTTTGCACCGTTAGCGGTGTTTGTGAAGTCAATGGCTGTAGATGCATCGCCAAATTTCTGTGATGGGTGATTTGCACCCCAGACATACTCTGATCGATCAGAAAGCGCATCGAGAATGTAGTTAGTTGAACCGTCTTCGGTCTTTGCGTCTGTAGCAAGAGAAAGGTTGGCAAATGTTTCTAGAACAGTATTAGGTGTTCCAGAGAAAACGCCATCTTCGTCGATAATTGCTACGTGAACTTCATCTTTTGCAAGAGCACTGTCGGTAGACCGTGTGGATACCCATGAAGATGTGCCGGGTCTTGCATCGAAATTAGATGCATATGCCCAGTTAGACCATGCAGAATCTCTCGATCCACATACGTCAATCTTGAGTGAGTTACCAGCGGTACCTGCCCACTTAGCAATGAAGTTACCAGAAGCGCCTGACTTTGTCGCATCCCAATCGTCTCTATTCTCAATCAATGTTGTCGTAGAACCACTGTCTACTGCGTTTAACGCAGAAGAAGTCGCACCACGGACTACAAACATATTAGTTGAGTATTTGAGGAATTGAGTTGCAGATAAAAAGTCGATTGCTGAGCTGTCGTTGTTGTACGAGGGATCGCCGAAATTGTTTACCAAACCTGCTTCGTTTCCGACCAGAATTGGAGTATTTACGGGCCCCCACGCGAAATCTCCCACATATGCACCAGTAGACGATGTGACGCCTGGCACCACACCAGACAGATCCACTTCGCGAATGGCAACATTTGGGGATTCAGACTTTAGTAGAGCCATAATCGTATCCTTTTAATATCGTTGAGTTATGATAAGTGACATAATGCGGTAAAATCTATTCAATACCTTTATTTATAAATTATAGGGTTTCAACGTCCCACGGTATTGACCAGTTAGGATCTTTCATCGTATCTTGCATCTCTATCTGGTTTATCGCATCGTCACCATTATCAATGAATCCAAACGGAACCATGTCCGCTTCGATTTGTTGCATTTGTTGTTCGAACATCATCTGTTTGATGTTCACGTCTGTCATGTCACTGAAGACCTGTGTTGATATGAAGAAACCAAACATGACCAAATTCATCATGAGATCATCGTGGTTTCCGTCACTGGCTTCGTAAGACTGACCCTTAGAAACAAATGTAGATATCTCTAATATTGTGTTCTCATCTACTATATCTAATTTGTTCTCCTCAAGTAAATCCTTGACACCAGAACACCCCAGACGTTTTACTCGCCGGTTCATTGTGATGCCGATAGCGTTTGCCTTAATCGCAGACTCAAGGTGTACGTTCTCATACTCCAAGTCGTGATACAGTCCGTTGCACACAACTTGTCCAGAATCATTCGACTCGACAATAACATATGCTTCGTTGTACGCTTTCGCAATTTTATAAATAATATTAGGGAAGAGTATTGGCGAGATACGATTGTTCTGATACACTGCAACCTGTTTAAATGGTCTCGCAGTTACATCGATTACCGAAAAGGTACTATAGTCCAACCCTCTTCCTTTTGCTACATCGACGGTCATTATGTAATCGTGTTTGGGTTGCGTTTCTTCGTATATCCTAAACGAACCACCCTCCATTGTTTTCTTGGGCGGTTTTGCACGGAAGTTCAACAAGGTCTCTGCGTTGATAAGTGTATCACCTGTCCCAAAGAATGTGTTACCGAATTCCTGATCGAACTGCAACTGACTCGTGTTGGCTATGGTTTGTTTCTTCCATTCTTCGTCTCTGCCGGGAACATCATACCAGTTTACCGTAAACGCTTGATATTCGTTCGTGCGTTGTACCGCTCCCTCCCAGATTTTATGGAACGTATTTCCAATACCATTCGCGGTAGAAGTAATAATAACTTTCGTATCTTTACCCGCTGAGATAACGGGATAAGTCGAAGTATAGAACTCAGCTGCTCGCTCAACAAAAGCAAACTCATCAAGGAAAAGCAGGTTAACAGACATACCCCGTATAGAACTACCACTAGTGGCAGCAGCAATAATGCGACTATTATTACTAAACTCAATAGAACCTTTGTTAAGTGCTCGACAGCCAGGTTGTAGAAAAAAGGGTAGATTTTCAAGTGCCAAGGTAACTCTGGCGAGCATTTCACGCGCTGTAGCCCCTTTGTTAGCGATGACAGCGATAGTCTTTTCGGGATGAAATATAGCGTACCATAGAAGATAAACAACGGACGAAATACTCTTACCACTTTGTCGACAGGCGAGTACGATCGAGAAGCGATTGTCGTTAAAATGATCGAACATCTTTTCTTGGTACGGGTACAAATTAAAGTTGACAAGTCCGTCATTGAGTGATATAATCTTAACATACTGCCGCGCAAAGTATGAAGGTGACTGCATACACTTCGCATACTCTCGTACTTGTGTTTCAGTCCAAGATTGTTGTACACCGTCTCCTTTAACATTAGGATTCCCTAGATAATGTTCAGTCATTTGGAGTTACGTCTTTCTCTTCTTCTTGATGAAGGAGTCTCTGCAAGTCCGTAGTACTTCCAATGAATACATTATTGTTGGTGACCTCTTTGTCCGCCTTAGGATCTTGTTTGATGTCTTTGTGTTTCTTATTTAAGTCCATCAACTTATCTGTCACGTCCGCAACATTCTTGATCATGCCAGACAGAACCTCGAACGCACGGGGATGTTCAGATTCCCGTGCAACTTCTACCATCAAATCAAGTCCACGTTTACCACTCTCGATTAATTCGAGATAGGTATCACGAGAAGTCTCGTAATCGTCCTTGATGTTTTTCTTGTCTTGATTATCCGTCAAGTTGATGTCCTACTGTTCTACGTACAATGTCGTCACCGTTAAACTCTGCCCAATAAAGTTCAAATGCAACACCATCCTCTACACCCACAAACTGGTGCCACTTACCGGGCTCTACTTTATAGTAGTCTCCCGCACGTAACACTGTCTGGTCACATAACATATTTTTACGTGTATCGGTGGGTTCGTTTTGCCACGTCTTGACCATAAGTGTACCAGACTCTACAAAGAAACCATTCCACTTGGTCTTGTGATAATGTTCAGAACAACAATAATTCGCCTTGTATTCAATTCGATGAAACCCAAAGGTTGAGTTGTGTTCAATAAGTTCTGTGGTTCCCCACACTTTTCC